TAAAGAAAGGGCAGACCGTAGCCGATACGAACTTCACCAAGGGCGGACGTTTGGCTCTGGGGACAAACTTGAAGACAGCCTATGTACCCTTCCACGGCTACAACTTCGAGGATGGAGTCGTGGTATCAGAGTCAGCTGCGAAAAAGATGACCAGCGAGCACATGCACCGTAAGGGTATAGACACGACCAAAGATCATATCTTCAACAAGCAGAAGTTCCTCTCAGAGTACGATAGCGCTCTGACGAAGGAACAAGCAGAGAAGCTTGACGACGACGGGGTAGTTCGCAAGGGACAAAAAATCCTCCCGGGCGATACACTCGTGGCGGCCTTGCGCAAGCGGGAAGACACAGACGAGGACAGAGTCCGTCGTCGCATGCACAGGTCTTTGGCTCACCCACACGACAACGTGTCCGTTTCGTGGGAGAACGATCACCCCGGAGTTGTGACTAACGTAGTAAAGCGAGGCAAGCGCACAGAAGTTCACGTCAAGACAGACGAGCCAGCAGAAATCGGCGACAAGATCACAGGTCGGAGTGGGAACAAGGGCATCATCACAAAGATCGTCAAAGACGACGAGATGCCAAAGACTGGGGACGGCAAGCACATAGAGGTCGCCCTCAACCCGGCTGGTGTACCGGGACGTCTCAACCTGGGCCAGGTCCTAGAGACAGCTGCAGGTAAGATCGCCGAAAAGACTGGCAAGCCTTTCAAGGTCCAGAACTTCGACGGCTCCCCGGATAAACGGGAAGAGATCGAAAAAGAGCTAAAGAAGCACGGCATCGAGGACAAGGAAGAGCTATTCGACCCCAAGACTGGCAAGAGCATGGGGAAGGTTCTGGTCGGCCCGCACTACATCCACAAGCTGAAGCACCAGGTGGGTAAGAAGTTGATCGCTCGCGCTGGTGGGCCGGGGTATGCGTACGACCGAAACAAGATGCCGAAGGGGGGAGGTCCACACGGCGCCCAGGCTCTGGATTCTCTCGGGATGTACGCCATGCTCGCCCACGGGGTGCCGGCAAACATTAGAGAGATGCAGACCTACAAGAGCAACGCAGAAAACAACGATCAGTTTTGGTCCGCTATTCAGTCCGGAGACCCACTCCCTACTCCTAAACCAACCTTCGCTTACAACAAGTTCGCCAGCCTGATGAAGACCATGGGCGTGAACATGGCTAAGGAAGGGAACAACATCAATCTGATGCCCCTCTTGGACAAAGACGTCAAGGAGATGAGCAACGGCGAGATTAAAGACGCTGGGAGGATGGTGACAGGCAAAGATCTCAAGGAAGAGAAAGGTGGGATCTTTGATAAGGACAAGACTGGCGGCAGAGATGGAACCAAGTGGACGCACATCAAGTTGCCCGAACCGATGCCCAATCCTGTGTTCGAGAAGTCGATCCTATCGCTGACGGGTATGAAGCAGAAAGAGCTCAATTCATTGATGGACGGTACGTCCGCCATCGACCCCAAGACTGGAAAGATCACCTCTCCGGATAAGGGGATCTCTTCCGGGCCTGCCATATCTCATTTGCTGAAGAAGATCAACGTAGACAAAGATCTAGCGGAGGCCGAAAAAGCCTTACAAAAGCCAGGGTTGAAAGGAAACCGACTAGATCAGATCAACAAAAAGGTGAAATACCTACGCAACTTGAAGAAGTTGGGCGTGTCCCCCACCGAGGCGTACATGACCCAACACGTCCCCGTGATGCCTCCATCTATGAGACCGATCTCTTCTACGCCCGACGGTACGATCATCAATGACGACTTGAATCACATGTACAAAGGTCTGGGTCTAGAGATCAAGCAGTTCAAGTCCACGCATAAGAACGAGCTGCCCGAGGAGTTCAACCGACGCCGAGCCGGGATCTATGACGCCATGAAGTCCCTCACTGGTGTCGGTGGGTACCAGAATCGGCGCTATCGCGGCGTGATGGATATCATATCCGGAAGAACGCTGGACAAGGACACAAAGCAGAAGGGCGGTCCACCTCGGGAAAGCTACTTCCAGTCAAAGCTGGTCAAGCGCAAGCAGGATATGAGCATGCGCTCGACGATCATCCCAGAGCCAGAGCTTGGGTTGGATCAAGTAGGCATCCCGAAAAAAGCAGCGATGGAAATCTACAAGCCATTCATTGTGCGAGAGCTCAGTAACATCGCCGATGTCACGCCTCTTAAAGCACAGCAGATGGTCAAAGAAGGAGATCCTTTAGCTAGACGTGCTTTAGAGCGTGTCGTAGAAGAAAGACCTCTGCTGCTCAAAAGAGATCCAGTGCTGCATAAGTACGGAGTCCAATCATTCAAACCGATCCTTACATCCGGTAAAGCTGTGAAGATCCACCCGCTGGTGACGTCGGGCTATAATGCCGACTTTGACGGAGATTCAATGAGTGCCTTTGTTCCGGTAGGCCATGAGGCGGTGCAAGAGGCCAAGAAGATGTTCCCCTCAAGAAACCTGTTCAGTCCAGCTACCGGTAAGCTGATGTACCGACCCACACATGAGAGTCAACTCGGGATCTACATGTTGACTCAGGAGGGGAAGAAGACCAATCAATCCTTCTCCAGCACCTCTGAGGCAGCCAAGGCTGCACAGTCCGGGAAGATCGGCATGACTGATGTTGTGAGGGTCGGCGGGACACGCACAACTGTTGGCCGCGCACTAGTTGCCAATGCTCTGCCTAAACCCATGAGACAAAGTGTTCTCCAAGGCAAGATCAACATGGACGGCAATGGGCAAAGTGACCTCCTTACTACCGTGGCGAAACAGCACAAGAACGATTTTGGCGAAGTCGCAAACAAGCTCAAAGACTTAGGCAACCAGTACGCCACCACTCACGCTGCGTCCATTGGATTGTCCGACATCAAGGCCGACAAAACGGAAAGAGATCAAATCCTTCGTGCTGCAGATCGCAAAGTCAAAGACATCATGTCTGGCAAAGGGTCATTGAAGGACAAGCAGAAGAAGGCTGTGCAGATCTACGATCGTGCTTCCGAGCAAATGATCAACACCATCGAGAAAAAGCACGGCAAAAAGGGATCTACCATCTACCAGATGATGAAGGCGGGAGTGAAGCCCCGGATGGGCGCCTACCGACAGATCACGATGGCTCCCATGCTGATGATGAACGCGAAGGGGGAGGTCATCCCAGAACCCATTCGCAAAAGCTGGTCAGAAGGCTTGGACATAGGAGACTACTGGACCCAGATGAGTGGGGCGAGAAAGGGCGTCGTCCAAAAGGTCCAGGCTGTGCAAGAGCCTGGGTACTTCACCAAGCAGATGATCAATTCGGTGATGAACAATTCTATTGGGACTGAGGATTGTGCCACCAACAAGGGCATCAGCCTCCCAGTGGATGAAAGGGACGTCATCGATCGTTACCTTGCGGTGCCGGTAAAGTCGGGATCTAAGTCTTTCAAGGCAGGTACGCTAATCACACCCGGGGTCAGGGACAGTCTACGGAACAACAAGGTACGTCGTGTCGTGGTCCGTTCTCCTCTTCGCTGCGAGCACGGAGATGGAATCTGCTCGAAGTGCTACGGGCTTGACGAGGATGGAAACAACCCGCCGACTGGTAAGAACGTCGGCGTCACCAGCGCACAATCCATTGGTGAGAGAGCCACACAGCTCTCCATGCGCACATTTCATGAGGGAGGCATTGCCCCCGTAGGGAAGAAGGGTCAGGCCAAGGCGTTGCTGACAGACGAGTTCAGCAGAGTGCAAGAGCTCGTGCAGATGCCGAAACACGTACCAGGGGCTGCACCTCTCAGTTCTGTTAGCGGCAAAGTGGATAAGATAAAGAAGAACCCTGCTGGAGGGTTTGATGTGTCGATCAACGGAGTTCGTCACTACGTGCCCCAAGATCGAGGTGAGCCCATGGCTGTCATCGGGGACAGGCCTCGGAGACTACGTAAGGGAATGCAGCTCTCTAAGGGCACTCCTCTGTCAAGAGGTCCCGTGAATATCCACGAGATGCTGCCTCTGACAGGCGTCAACAAGGTGCAAGGGTACGTGGCTGGGCAGCTCTACGATCTCTACAAGGGGGAGGGTATCCGGAGAAGGAATGTGGAAACGGTGGTCAAGAGCATGACAAACCTGACACAGGTGAAAGACCCCGGAGACCACTCAGAGTTCATCCGCGGAGATTTTGCTCCCACTTCCAAGGTACAGGCTCTCAACAAGCGTCTAGCTGCTAGTAAGAAGAAGCCCATCGTACATACGCCCGTGCTCAAGGGTGTAAAAACTTTGCCGCTCGACATTCAGACAGATTGGATGGCAAGATTGAACCACGAGAAGCTGAACTCTACTGTGATAGACGCAGCAAATCAGGGATGGTCCAGCAATATCCACGGTAAGCATCCGATCCCCGCTCTTGCTTATGGAGCGGAGTTCGGCAAGAAGAAACCATATTGAGGGAAGACAATGGATCAAGAGTACATGACGAAGATGGCAACCTCCTTCCTCAGCGAGCTTTCCGAAATCGAAAAGAACGCTTTGGCTAGTGGAGCTCTGAGGTTCCTTGGATCTGGGCTGGGCCACTTGACGAAAGCCGTCACCAAAAAGGTCCCGATGGCGATGTCTCGTGGAGGGGCCATGGCCTCTCGCATCGGCGGAGGTGGCGCTGTTCGAGCAGGAGGCACTATCCCCCACATGAAGCAGATCTGGGGCGCTGGTGCGGCCACAGCTGGTAAGCGTGGTGGTAGTCAGTTCATGGGAGGCCTCAAGGCTCTTGGAAAATCTAGGTATGGGCAGATGGCTGGAACTCTAGCCGTCCCTGTGGCTGCCGGTTACGGCGCGTCCAAGTTGCTCTAGGATCTAACCGATGGTGGCAGAAGTAGGTCCCGTAGTTCTGACGAGCACGGACAACTCTCCCTCTAAATCCGAGCAGGATCCTGCTTGGATCGAAAAGGGGATTGTCTACAACGTCGATCTAAAGAACTTCACTGTCGACGTGCTTACAGATTACGAAAGCAAGCCCGTCACCAATTGCCAGATAGCGGGTCCTTACTTTCACACAAACAACGGAGAGGGCATCTACGCCATGCCGGAAGTGGGGTCTGCCTGCCTGGTGTGTCAACCATCAGACGACGACACCCCATTCGTGCTCGCCTTCATCGGAGCTTTTGAGCTAGAGGGTGCCAAGCAGGACAACCTGGAAGATAAGGCCGGAGAGGTAGATACGGAAACAGAAGAGCTCGAAGATCTCGTGAAGAAGGTGGGGGCACCGGCCTCGACAACTTCCACGGGTTCCGCTGAGCTCAAAACCACTGGAGCTTCCGCTCGAGCAGGTCGTCCGTACATGAACCCCGGCGACATCATGCTCCGTACGCGTGACGAGAACTTCATTGCTCTTCGTAGGGGAGGGGTTGTCCAGATAGCAGGAACCCCCACTTGCCAGACGGTCTATGTTCCGCTGAAGAACTTCATGCGGCACTTCGCCGAGAACTACGAGGTCAACACTCCGGGTGGTGAGCTGGAGTGGACCGTACAACGACAGGAGAACGACCCAGGAGGGAAGGCCCCTGTCCTCTACCGCCTCACCTTGCGTGACAAAGCGCAGAATGACAAAGCGGACATCCAGATCAAGATGGGACACGTCGACGATGATATCCGCTATGAGATGGTAGTGGCCCCGGAGAATGTGACGGTTGGTGATGGGAGCGTGTCGGGTATCCCAAACTTCAAGATGACGATCGGCAGCGAAGGCGATCAAACTGTAGAGATGCAGGGATCGCTTGAGTACACGATCGAAAAGGACCGTAAGGTCACAGTCAAAGGTACGGACACCGTAGAGATCACCGGGGCCAGAACTCTCAAAGCGCTATCCATCGCGCAAGAGGCGCAGACCAGTCACAGTCTTAAAGCCGCAGTCAGCAACGAGAACATCACCGGCATAAAGACGATCAAGGCAGCTCAGGTCATGCTCGGTCCGGCGCCTGGAGTGTCCGCTGTCTTGGGGGAGGTTCTGGTTGCTTGGCTAGCGACACACATTCACCTCCCTGTGTGGTTCGTCCCAGACCCAAAGGTCGGGGCCCTACCTACTATCTTGTCGAAAACGGTTAGGGTGTCCCCGTGAGTGCCCCAGCACAAAAAGGGTTCGAGGACCTGTTGTTCAAGTACCTGACCTCAGATCCCTTGGCCACAGACGTCACGATCAAGAACGAGATGAAGAAGGTGGCCCAGCCGGACGGGTCCACCCAGATTGTAATGGTCCCGGAGAAGGGCGACGCGTACCTCCCAGACGATATATCTGGGCTCTTGTCCCGCGCTGTTTCGCGAGCGCTGTTCGAACAGATCTTTAAGTACATCGAAACCCCGGTCGTGGAAAAGATCAATGAGTTGATAGAGCAATACAACCAACTCAGGGCTGATTTCATTACCGGAGGCGGGGCTACCACATCCACTGAGGTAGATAAGATTCCTTGATCGCCATATCTCACACGGTGTAGACTCCGCCATTAGGAGATGAGAACGATGGAACTTTTCCTCGACGACCCCAACGGTCTTCCGAAGTTTGCTCAGGCCTTCACCCGTCTATCCGAAAACCCGGACGACTGGCAGGCAGAGATCATCAACGAGCTCTACAGGCAGGCGCCGTACGTTGGAGACTTCGAGCCGCGACTAGTGATGAACGAGCTCGACCCCGAGCGACGGTACGCCATTGGCTCGGTGGAGCTGACCAGCAAGACGGCCATCAACCAACGGGACGATGCAACACCAGACAAGCTCCAGGGAACGAAACGAGTTCTCATCCCGATCATCATCAAAGAGGGCAAAATGTTCCCAATGGACGTCTTTGTCCATAATGGGAAGTCGCAACCACTCACGAAGGAGAGAATCCGCAAAGCGATGTTCCGCCCGGAGCTCTTCGACTCCGCTGCAAAACGTCCAGGAGATCAAGATGTGATGAACGTCTTGTATCCTCCTTACCGGTCTGGTGGATTCGGTCTTGGTGGTAATGCTCGAGTAGGTCAGCACGAAACCGCGAAGATGGGATCTGCTGACTATTCCTTACTGCACGACATCCACCACACCATCAAGGAAGCAGACATCACGAGCGTAGAGAATGCGATGAACGCAGATCACACGCTCCTGGCTGCCCTGACTTCCAACCAGGCGACGCGAGACTTCATCCAAAAACTGGCCGAACCGCGGAAGACCGTCGACGGTAAGGACATGCTCAAAGCGGCTATGGAGCAGATCCCACCAAAGGTTGTACAGATCTCTAAGACTCGTGGTGGTTTTGTCGTCAAGACTGCTAACCCGAATGCTCTTCTGCCGGAAGAGAGCATGGTCTCTCGCCCCGAGGCAGAGAAGGTCGTTGGGGAAGATCTCGTCAAGCAGGTTGAGCGAGACGGCACGGTGACTGTCTCAACGGACTCTACTGTCAAAGACTCGCTCATCGACGCCAGGGTCGGCGTAGTTGACGAGTTTGGTGAGTACAAGGTCAAGACCAAAGACGGTAAAGAGCTCGTTGGCTGGGTGTTCCCTCGTTGTGTAGATCTCGACGGAACCAATACCGCTTTGGCCCTTTTCTCCAACGGCTCTCAGGCAGCTATGCAGGAGAACATCGCCGGCAGCCCCGTAGGGAAAGGAACGAATCTCATTGACGAGACCCCGTCTGGGTTCGGTTTCTTTTACCTAGCACGTCAGGGTGGAGCTACGGCCATCATCCCGATGACGGTCAAAAGCGCGTTGCAAGGGCAGGATGGTGACAAAGGTTTCTTGGCCACTACGATCATGGGAGAGCAGATCGTCATCAAGCTCGTTCCCGGTCTCACCAAGATCTCTACGATCAAAGAAGGGACTTACGGCATCCCGCAGGATTGTGGGTGGATGCCGATGCGAGACATGATCGAGCTGTCTGAAGACCCAGGCTCGTACGGCAAGACTGTGGAGGCTCAGGCTGTCCTCCATGATAGTGTCGAGGTTATGTACGAGCCGGGCGGAAGTGGCTCGTACAGTATGCGCGGTTACCCGATGGAGAAACTCTCTTTCGTGATGCCGATCGACTACATCAACCATGACCAGGCTGTCTTCAACCTGGCCGTCTTGGGGCTGGAACCCGAGTTCGCAAAGGAGAAGCTCGCTGAGGCCCAAAAGCTTTCCAGGTGGGTCAAGATCAGCGGTACGAGGCCGGTCACCCTGGCCTCGGAGATGTACCATAAGGCCAAGACCGCGGCAGTGGCTAAGCTTAACAAGATGCCGCAGGTCAAGTCCTTGCTGCTGAAGGAGGCGGCAGCTCTGGACGATCCCCTTTCTGTGGACAAGGTGCTGTCTGTGGGGTTCCTGAATCCCGAGAACATCGGTACCTTCATCTCGTACCTGCCGGAGTTCGAGGATACACTGAGTAGGCTCAGTGAAATGCTCGTGGCTTCCAGGCTCGGTCTCTCGTCCGTGGATGCTGGGGCTCTAGAGCGCGTCGTCAAACACCTGGATAAGGTGATTTCGGGGCTCAGAGAGCTGTCTCAACATCCGAGGGCATGAGGGAAATACCACGCTCGCCAAGCGAGTTCTATATTCGCTTCCTCATCTCCAGGATCGACTACGAAGATCACGATGAGCTGAATGCGAATGAGATCCTCCAGACGCTAGATAGCGTAGGTCTGGATGGGTTGAGTCCGTCCTACATTCGCGAAGTAGGGCGCACGATGCTGCCCCGCCCGTCTGGGTATACCCCCCAAGATCCACATCACAGGCCATCCCGAGAGTACCTGAAGCAGAACAAGATCTATGACATGTGGCACCCGAACAGGGGTACCAGAGAAGCTCAGTTGATCTTGATGGACTTTTTCCTGCGGGAAAAACTAGAGCCATTGCTTCTGTCGAATCTATCTCACCCCTCCATAGCCAGGAAGCTGCGCAAATACACTTCGATCGCATTGACTTCACAAGGTGTATTGGCGTACGGGCATTTCTTCTGGAACAGGAAGTTGCTGACCCAGCCGCAATGGCTAGAATTCCTTCGCAGCAGAACTTATACGAACCCTCACGTTCAGAGCTTGGTCACGACCCCTGATGTGGCACCTAGGCATCTGCCCTGGGTGATCGGTATCTCGGGGCCGGACGATTCTTTCAACACAGCAGAGGCAGCCTCTCGTATCGGAAAGATAGCGTTCAAGCACGCGCTAGAGCTCGAGCACAGACCCGCGACATTGGATAACACAATGGCGCTAAAGAATTGCATGAGCACCATCGAGAAAGCGGATGTGATCATGCGAAGAAGTGACGTGGCTTTGAAGGATGTGCTGCGTCAGTTCCAGAAGTTTCGGATGAAGCTAGACCCCGCTAAGGTGATCGACGCAAAGCAGCTCACTGGTGGGAATTTCAGCAAGTCTGGAGAGGGAACAGACGTAGACGATGACGAGAACTTTTAGGAGGGCCGGATGAGCGATCTACCTAAGCCGATGTTTGCATCAGAGGAAGAAATCGAACGAGGAGCTAGCGTTCTTTCTCAGGCAGGTGACACCACCAAAGAGAACGTAGAGAAAGCTGTATCTCTCGGGAACCTTGTCCTAGACGACGAATTTGTGTACGTCCGTCAATTGCGCAAGGATGACAGCTTGCTGTACCACGTGTTTCGTGGAGAGAAAGTCCCAAGCAAGTTTTGGGGACAGGGGGAGTTTGGTCTCGTCGTCTTGTCCGTCTCGGAATCGTACTGGCCTACGGACAAACCCAAGGTCGAATTTCACCCCGACACTTGTCGACCAGAGGTGTACGAGGACGACCCAAAAAGCCCCCCCAAGTACCCAGAACATTTCTACGGGGCCTATTTAGTGATCGTCCCTGGTGTAGATCGAAAGCTCTTTTTACCCGACACAAAGATCTACGGCATGGCTCCGGAGCTCGCATCGGAGGTAAAAAAGAGCATCAGCTCATGGTCGAACGGGAGCTAAAAGGGGTGCGGCCCGAAGGCCGCCCAACCCCGAAATGTACTGCGTCCCCGGGTTTCCGCCCGGGCGGTTTGCACCGCTTTGGTCGCAGTACATCCCGGCATTCGCCAAAACCAGGCATAGCTGAGAATGGCCGGGAGAGGTACTCTTTGCAGAGCGGTACTCGGAGTTGTTGCCCCGTAGTCGCGACTCCTCAGCACGACTACCTGCCCAATACTTCTAACCCGACTCGGATGGAGATGCTGTTGGTAGGTCAGCGTCAGCTAGAGACGGGTCCCCCGTTGGGCTCACAGAGGCGAAGACAAGCAGAGCTCGGACACTGTGGTGTCGTAGGTAGGTCTCTACTCATCACTTCTCTTATACCCACTATCGGAAGATATTTTGGCCGTAGTTAACCTCACAAAAATGCGGGAGAAGGAAGCTGAAAGGGTGGTCCCCCTATCTTTCGCAGCCCAAGTCGTGGACGGAAAAGAGTTCAAGGAACCGTTCTACGATTTGAACGACTATGGGGAGCCAGAGGACTATGGCTTTGACCTAGAACCCCGAGATCCAACTGCTGCAGAATTCGCGGGGTCGAACTACTTCTACAACGTATCTCCTTCTGAGTTTACAGAAACCGCGATTATGATCGCGGACAAGGGAGACACGCATAATTTCTCTTTCGACGAGCGTCCGTACCTGCGAAGGATCTATGACACGGCAAGCCCCAAGACCTTACTACTTGCCGGAAGACAGGTGGAAAAGAGCACGACTCTCGGCAACAAGATCATTGCCTACTCTTGCCTGAACAACCACTTCCGTTCTCTTTTCGTTGCTCCATCAGCAGAGCAATCAAAGGTCTTCTCGAACGACCGCGTCAAAGACCCGATCGATCTCAGTCCCCTGGTAAAGGCGTACACCAACACAGTCCTGACCAACGCCGTCTTCCACAAAAAGTTCATCAACTACTCACAGGTCCGTTTGCGCTATGCGTACCTCACCGCAGATCGAGTAAGAGGTATCCCTGCGGATTTGATCACAGTCGACGAGATCCAGGATATCTTGGTCGACAACTTACCGGTCATTGAGGAGTGCGCTTCCCACTCAGACCACAAGCTGTTCATCTACTCTGGGACACCGAAGAGTCTCGATAACACACTGGAGCACTACTGGGCTAATTTCTCGACGCAGAACGAGTGGTTGGTCCCCTGCGATCGACACGGCACGCCGAAAGATCTATCTTCTTGGCATTGGAACATCCTAAGCGAAGACAATATCGGCAAAAAAGGGTTGGTCTGCGACAAGTGCCACAAGCCGATAGACCCCTACCATCCTGCTGCCCAATGGGCGTCTCTGAATCCGCAAACCGAATCAAACAGCGAGAAGGTCACTTTCGACGGGTACCGCATCCCGCAATTGATGGTTCCCTGGATCGTGAAGACGGAGGAGGGGTGGAACGAGATCCTCCAAAAGCAGGAGCGTTACTCTCGCCAAAAGCTCTACAACGAGGTCTTAGGAATCAGCTATGACAGCGGCACGCGTCCTCTCACACGAGGTCAGCTCAAGGCTTGCTGCAAGGAACACATCAGGCTCGGGGACTTTGAGAAGTACAAACGCTTTGCTGGTCAAGACATCTTCGCCGGTATCGACTGGGGTTCCGGCGAGAACACCTACACAGTGTTGACACTTGGATCTTATTTCGGCACAGGTAACTTCACCATCTTCTGGGCTCACCGTTTCACTGGGAGAGAGCTCGAACCGCCAGTCCAGTTAGATTTGATCTGTTCGATCTTGGCTCAATTCAACGTGGCCATCTGTGGGTGTGACTACGGCGGTGGATTCGACCGCAACGATCATTTGATCCGTGCTTTCGGTCCTCAGAAGGTTTTGAAGTATCAGTACAACCCAATGCAGAAGAAGGGGAAGATCTATTGGGAGGAGAAGCTCCATCGCTTTGCCGTTCACCGCACAGAGGTGATGAGCGATATATTCAACGCCATCGTTCGCAAACAATTTGACTTCCCTAACTGGAACGACTTCCAAGATCCCTACGGGCAAGACATCCTCAACATCTTCAGCGAAAAGAATGAGCAGCGCAGGATGATTGAGTACAAGCACGCTCCCGGAACGACTGACGATACGTTCCACTCCATCCTGTATTGCTTCCTCGCCAGTATGATCAAATACCCACGGCCCGATATCATTGCACCACTCAAGGATACCGGGGAAGACTACAATCCCAGACGTAGGCGCTGAAGCTAAAAGAAGACTCAACCTGGAGAACCCAGGGAGCCTAGTAGTCGGTGAGAGTGAACGGATCTGCCATCTTCAGCACAGTGGGCACCGACTTGTAGCCGAGCGCCCGAGCAATCACTTCTTGCTCTTCGCGGGTGATCGCCCAGTGCCAGAGACGCCCATACCTATCATGCAGGATGGGACTGTCGGGAAACAGCAGGGAGACGGAGAGGCGACTCTTTCCGGAATCTTTTGGATCCCAGAAATGTACTGCACCGCCCTCAATCTCCCACTGAAGGTCCCAACCGGAGAACTTCGAACAACGGGCAGCGATATCGTCTAAAGTCATGGTCTTCTCCTTTCCAAAAATCTTATCCTACAAAAGAGATCGATTTTGCGTTCTAGCTAAGGGAAATGCCATCAGGTACGCCCCCCATTGCGAGGGGCTTGATGGCGTGAAGATCTAGCGCTGGACCCAGTTGGTCGGGCGGATGTTGTCCCACCCGCCGGCCCAGCCTACTGCCTCTGCAAGCGCCGCGAGCACCGTGACGGTGCCGACGGCGGACGAGCACACGATGTACTTTCCGGTGCGTCCCGAGCCCCACGTGGCCCGGTACGTTTCGACGATACCCTCCGGGCCTAGGACCTTTCTCAGATGGGAAAGGGCTTTGTCCCTTTCTTCATCCCCGAGCGCGTCGAGGACTCCGTTCAGGGAACCATCGACATCGATGGTGCCGTCTTTGTTGTGAAAGACCGGTAGCGACATCGTCATCTCCGACTCCGACTCCGTCTTCTTTTTGGCGGCGGAAGCCGCTTTTCTCGTTCCCATTTTCTCCTCCTGCAGTTAGAGAACAAACCATTTCTGGTTCATTGATCTTATCCCGCGATCAGGTAGATAATTTCAGTGGATATGGGATTTATGGGCTTCTGCGGCGATATATCGATCTAAGGTATCTTCAGACGAGCTCAAGTCGGCCAATTGAGTCACACGCCTAGGACCTATCTCTGGTGCTCTAGATTCTTCGAAGACTAGGGCTGACTGGACGATGTGTTTCCTGGCTTTGTCCAACAAGCGGTAGGATTGCTGCATCCTGTAGTGAGAGGAGAAGCCTTTTTTACGCCGGAGAGTGTGCATGAGGTGCTTGCACAGGACATGGAAAGGTTTCCACGGCTGGAGATCTTGGGAGGGTCCCACGAGTTGTTCATACTCGAGCTCTGTGAACTGCAAAAACACCTTAGCCCATTCTTCCATTTGATCGTAGGGCACATCGTGGGCGTTCAACTCCAAAAACGCGCAAACTTCATCGTACACTGACACCAGTACGGACACATCTACATCGCGCAAGAGGGACACATCCAATCCGTTCACTTTCATGAGGAAGTCCAGCTTTTTCTCTATCCCCTTCAAGCGCACTTTCACAGTTTGGAGCAGGTCCCAAAAGTCCACCGTGCGAAGTTTTCGACCACACATTTCTTTTAGCGCCTGCACATCTTCCTGGTAGAGCCAAAGCCTCCTACCGTGACCGCGAAACCTCCTAGCCCGCAAAACACCGTGCTGGACGTAGCTCTTGACCGTTTTCGTGCACCTGCTCAAATACCTTGCCGCCTCCACTACGGTTAGATAGCTTTCCATGGTCTCTTGGGGTCGATCTTTGGCGCTTCTTCCCATTGGTTGCCTCCGCATGCTACGCTGTCAAAGTACCAAGTGGCTTGAATCGCGGCAAGATTCGTTGACCAAATAGATCTAGGCGCATACAATCCGGAGCTGGCGAGGTAGATCATGCCAGATAAGAAAGACACAGGAGCTATCCCACAAGGTCTAATCGAACAGGCGAGAGCCCCAAGTGTAGACCCAGGGAAGCTTCAGATGCTCGGCAAGCAGGCCGCAGCTCTCTATACGGAAAATCGCACGCCGCTCAATGACGCTGTGCTGTCTGTGATCGGCGACGAAGATCTCGGACCAGAGCACACGCGCAGAGTTTGTGAATTCGCGAACCAGGCCGCATTCCAGAATGAGTGGGAAAAGGGCGGCTCGGTGAGAAATATCGAGTTCGACGGCGGCCCAGCAGATCCATCGGTGATCTTGCGTGAAATGCACGATGGATCGCGCTCTCCGCAAGTCCATGTGTCTGACTACGACTCTCCGCCTACCAAAATGGCAAGAGCCGATCGCAGAGTCGAAGAAGAGATCTTCGGGAAGTACGCCCAGAGAATGGTTCATCCTTCCGAGATCCCGTCAGGAATGCCTGACATTCACAGACTTCGACAGACCGCTGTCGGAGCTCAGGACCATATCCGAGCTCAGCTTTCCAAGGCCGAGATAGCGAAAGAGGCTGTAGAAAGAGAGATGGCCGACACTGCTTGCGATTTGATCCTTGGCGGGGAGAGCCTCTACAAGGTGGCGGCGGCTTGGTCGATTTTTTGCGGGGACAAGGACGTCCTGAATGACGCCCTCCAAACGGTCACGAACCGGATGGAGGAGCGTAAGATCCCTCTGCAAGATATCGACATGGAAAAAGAAGCCTCGGCTACGGGGAAAATCCCAAACCCATCACACCCCGTGGTGTCCCGATTCATCGAGTTCTCGAAGGTCGCTACCCAGTGTAAGATCTTGAACGGTGCTTCTAACGTCATGGGAGAGCAAATCCCCTCCATCGATCGAGCGCTTCGCTCGAAGACTGCCGGGCGCCGTCCTTCCATTCCTGCCTCCCCCGCAGCTATGCTTGCTGGGGTGCGTGGAGGAAACAGATGAGGAAGACACAGATCGCCTCGTTGCTTTTGCGAAAACACGCCGGGATGATCGAGGATGCTGCTCGAGTTGCTTATGCAGCTGGAAAAGGCTTCATGGGCACCGGCAAAGACATTTCCAGAACCATGGCAGAACACGGTGTTCGGAGTCCGGCCGCACATCTGGCTGCAAGGGCTCTTCCGTACGCCGTCGTTGCCTACGGTGGAAAAAAAGCTTACGAGTCTGATCCAGCTCAGCGTCTCCGCTACAAGTACCATATGTACAAGCAGCGCAAGGCAATGGAAAGAGCGAGGGGTATGTAATGAGCCTCGATCAAGACCTGAAGGAGTTGAACGTAGCTAAGCTGCGGGCTGCGATGCGCAAAGAAGCCGGAGCGTGGAGATCTTTCACCAAGGCTTTGAAAAGTCAGTTCGGCCCCAAAAGTATCGGTGGTCATTTGGGAGCCGCTGCCGTAGCTGCTGGAGTAACAGCTGCCGGAGAAGCGGGAGCCGCTGGTGTTGGATACCTCAGAGAAAAGATTGAGAAGCCCAAGGCCTTCAAAGACATGTTGTCCGCCGCTCCAGGTTTGAAGAAACAAGACCCGAAAGCTGTGCAGCGCACGTTCAACACCCTGTACACCATGAATCGTGGCATGGCCCGAGATCCCCTCGTAGCTGGATCTTTTGTCTCCAGAAATGTTGGGAGAGCCGAGATGGACGCCGGTGCCGGTGCCTACGTAGACCCGCAGACTGTGAAGCTGTTGAGCGACGTCGGTCGCAAAAACAAATCTCCTATCATGGATGCTTGGAGAAGCGGCGCTTCCGGTATCGAACCTACCGAAAGCAGGTCCGGAAGAGGGCGAAAAAGAAACCCTATGCTGTTCACCCCTCGAGGTGCAAGAAATCGAGGGGGCTTCCGGAAGAGATCTAGCATCCTAGAAAAGTTCCGGCAGCAGCTCAAAAAGTAGATCGATGCTTCATCCGCTTCAAGACGGCGAGCCCGGAATCGTCAAACTGTGCCAGTTTCCGGCCTTT